GCTCTTGCTCGACAAGCCCCGCGCGAGAGACATCTATGAGACCGCCGCCGCGCTCAATAAAGCGGGTGGACATCGAACGCTTGGATTTAGTGTTGAAGGTCAGGTGATTGAGCGCGATCAGGTGGATCCTAAGATCGTGAAAAAAGCGAGGGTGATCAATTGCGCGATCACCTCAAACCCTATCAACCCTGACACGACTCTAAACTTGATCAAGTCAGTCTCAGCGCTATTATTACGCAAGGGTGCAGGAAGCCTCTCAACGCCCCGCCCATCCAGCGCAGGTTATCAGACACCAAGCCAAGTCAACGGGCAGTCCATCCAAGGTCTAGTGCCTCAGCAGCTTGATCAAACGGTCAGTGCGACCTATAACACTTTGAACGACGAACGTTTAAGTGCTATCATTAAACGATTATCAAAACTTTACCCCAATGTTGAACAAGGCGCGCTTGCTCGCGCCGCAGCTGAATTATCAGGAGTCTTAATATGAGAGATGATCTCATTGACCTCATGACAGGTGCAGGAGTCTCTGAGCGTGAAGCAGAGCGCCGCGCTTCTCAGTACCTACGCGATCAAGATGATAATGATCGTTTTGAAAAGGCACTCAGCGCGCTTGATGGCGTAGCAGAGGCCCAGCGTGAAGCCGAAGAGGCGCAGTATGAGCGCATGAGCAAAGCCTTTAGCGATGGACAAGAAACAGTGGCGGAGGTACTCGCACCCGCGCTGGATACACTCTTGACTGAGCAACGCGCCCAGAATGAGGCTTTATGCAAAGGCCTCCAAGGCGCGCTTGAGCTCATCAAGTCGCTTCAGACAGAGGTGAAGAGCCTACGCGGAAACGCGAAAACAGAAGAAGAGGCGCCGCTCTCTAAGAGCCTTTCATACATCCCCGCGCCAGGTGAGACCACAGGCGCAGAGACATCTCGAGATGAGCTCTTTAAAGCGCTCACCTCTATGAGCGCCGAGAGCCCCTCAAGAGCCAGCGACATGATGGAAGCCGCAGCGCTCCTCGAGTCAGGCGTAGACCCCGCCCAAGTTAAAGCACGATTCAACATTTAAGGTAAGGTGATAATATGCAAGGTATCCCATCAAGCGCTGATATGAGCGCGCTCATGAGCTCACTGCAAAAGGGCTCTCTCGATCTTCCCCGCCCAACTAACGCGGGTTATCAAACTCCATTAGTTCCAGCAGGTGGAACTAATGCGATCTCTCCGCTAGTCCCTCAACAGTTAGCGCAAACCTTGAGCATCGCTACATCTTCAATGAACGATCTCAAGCTCTGGCCTATGCTTGCAAAAGTCCAAGCGCAGAATACAATTGTTGAATATAACCGAGTGTTGGCCCACGGTGGACAGCACAGCCCCTTCATCAGCGAAGGCGGCAACGGCATCCTCAACCGCTCAAGCTACGAAAAGGTAGCAGCTAAGATCCGTTACATGGCAGAGCGCCGCGAGGTCACGGATCAGGCAGCTATGCTCAACATCGTAGGGCCCTCAGCTGATGTTATCGCAGAGGAAACTCGACGCGGCACAGAGAGCCTCCTTCAGAGGCTTGAGCTCAACCTCTTCCACGCTGATGAGACGAAGGACTCTAACGCCTTCAACGGAATCATCAAGCAGATCTCTGACGGCGGAAACGTCGCAGATTTGCGAGGCAAGGCACCAAGCGCGCTTTATCTCTCAGAGATCTTGGGTCACCTCTACTCGGCCCCTTTTTACGGTCAAGTTACTCACATCATGGTAACGCCTCGAGTACTCTCTGAGTTGATTAAGCAGACCGTTCACCACGGTAGACACGACCAAATTCAGGTAAACTCTGGAAATGTGACCTTTGGGGCAAGCAGCATCTCAATCACGGGTCCTTATGGCCCTGTACAGGTCATCAGCGCGCCTTTCCTCGAGCGTCAAGACCGCATCGCGCCCGCGCTCGGTGAGAGCTCAGTGTTTGAGGGAACCTTGGCAGCTCCAACGGTTCAAGTTCAAACCGCCGCAAACGCGAACAACGCCTCTAAGTTTGTGACAGCTGATAACGGTGACTATATCTATCGAGTAGTGGCAGTGGGTAATAACGGGATCTCAGCGCCTGTAGACACCGCCGCTGTAACAGTCGCTGCAGGTGAGCAGGTCACATTCACAATCCGCCACGCAGATCATCCTAATGTGAAATATCTCCGCGTGTACCGAAGCGCGAAAGACGCGACAGACGCAAACGGCGCGCTTCTCGTTGATGAGGTCGCAGTATCAGCACAAGATACAGTTGTCACTGACAACAACGACAACATCCCAGGTAGCTCTGAGATCTTGTTCCTCAACTTTGCACCCGACTATATGTGCTACTATCAGATGCTCAGTTTGGTTCGCCGCCCACTCGCGCAGATCTCAACAACATTCCCATTCTTATTGATGATGTTTGGAGCGCCAGCCGTGAAGCTGCCTTCTAAGATGTACGTCGTCAAGAATGCAGGAGTTAACGCATCAAGCGGCCTTGAGGGTATCAGTGATCCTCGCCTCTTAGGACTCCCCAGTTAATCATTAAAAAGGCTTCGTAATGGCTACCGTAAAGTATAGACATCCTCGACTCAGAAACACTCAACTCTCTCTTGCAGATGGTCTTGTAACCATCGATGAGGAAGGGTTCTTTGAGGCTGAGACCGTGTCGCAAAAGGCCAAAGCGGAGCTCATGAACTGGCAAAAAATACCTAAGAAACGCGGGCGCCGCAAAAAGAGCGAAGAGTAAAGATTATGGCTACCATTCAAGAGCGCGGGTATGATGTTCAATACCTCAAAGACACCTATCTCTTAGGCGTAGATTTAACTCTTGATGATGGTAGCCCTTATCCTGAAACCATCTTTACAACCTCTATCGAGCAGGCAGAGCGCGCAGTGAGCGATGAGCTCGGCTTGGTCTTCGACGTGCAGACGTTCTCAGAGCGCCACGACAAAGAACCAGACGCCGCGCCTGCTTGGTACCCGATTCGATCAAGGTATCGACCTTTGATCGATGTTGAAGCGCTGTCAATCATCTACGGTAGATCATCGACACGCGCTGAATTACCCCCGCAATGGGCTCAGATCACTGAGCCGATTGCAGGACAAGTGCATATCATCCCCACCACCGAAGGCGCCTCAAGTTATATGATCTCGGGAGGTTTACCCGTGATTCTAGGGCTTGGAGGCTTAGCTGCTGAGTATTATATACCGGCCTACTTCGAGATGGATTATTCAGCGGGATTTCCCTACTACACAGGGACCGCGACAATCTTACAAGGTCAGAGCTCAGTAGAGGTGAGCACCCCTCAAAGCTTTGTTGATCGATATGACGTAAAGGCTACAGGCGCCACAGCGAGCATCAAGAGGCATGATAAATTCACGCTGAGCTTGAGCGCGCCCGCAGCACAAAACACAGACATTCCTTGGATCATTGACACGCTACCTCAAGACATCGCGCGCGCCGTGATGCTCAAGAGCTCACTCTTAGCGTTAGATGTAGCAGGTGATTTGATCGCGGGCGCAGGTCTCGCGATGGTCTCAACTTCAATGGATGGATTGAGTCAGAACATTAACACCACCGCGAGCGCCACAAATTCAGGTTATGGAGCGCGAGTACTCCAATTTACCAAAGAGTATAAAGAGCTTATCGCCACGCTCAAGGCCACCTATCGCGCTATGAATATCATGGCTCTGTGAGGTGAGTCATGATCTTAGGTTCTCGCATCCCTCCGAAACTTAACCCCCGCGCAGACTTTAAACCTGAGCAGTTTAGAAAAGTTATCATCTCACATGGATTAAATGTGAGATGGGAACAGGCGGCAGAATGCCCTTGTTCACAAGCCTCTAACGCTCATGGTTTCAGTTTGGGCTTAGCCTCTATCTCAAGCGAACAGGCGCGGGTAGATTGCCCCGCTTGTTATGGTAAGGGCTATCTCTATCATTCAGCGCAGACAATCAGAGCAGTAGTCACAGGCGCGCGAAAAGAAGAACAGCGACACGGCCCCGCAGGTGCTACTGAATACGGGCGAGGGAATATAGGCCTCACACTCTTACCTGAACATCTCCCCATGTATGGAGACCGCTTCTCAATCCTCGACAGCGCGATTGTTTATAGGGAAACTCTAATAAGAGGCTCTGGCCCTACCGACACCCCCCGCTATCCTATCGCGACAAGATCACATGATCTTGCATCAGGGAATCTTGAATTTGGCGTGAGATATTTAATCGTAGCTGATGATGCAGGCGAGGTTAACCCCGCTGACACATTGGCCGAAAGCGCAGACTTCAACGTAACGGAAGCAGGCGCGATCAATTGGATCAACCCCCCCGCCGAAGGTAGACGTTTCAGCGTGACCTATTACGCCCACCCTGTTTACATCATCACAAACCATCCACACGCGATCAGAGACACTTACATCAACGCCAAGGCCCCCGCGCCCTATCACGCCGAACTCCCTATTTATGCAGAAGCTCAGCTCGAGTTCTATGGAGCTCCCGAAGGCTCATCATGATCAACCTCAGAGATTATGGACTCGACCCCCGCAGCCGACAAGCGCGCGCTAAGCGCTTAGCCATAGCGGTAGCTGCAGCATGGAAAGCAACCGCTCATGAGGCGGGCGATGATTTAGGCTCAGTGTTACGCGACTATAAAAGAGGGATCACAATCACCCAGACCTCACCGAATGAGATCATTGTAACGCTTCAAGGCATTGTTCCGAACCTCCTAGAACAGGGACAAGCCCCCCACGACATGAGGGACTATCTCTTAAGGACAGTACGCCCAGGCGCCGCGCCAATACGCCGCGACAAGTTAGGGCGCCCTTATCGTTTCATCATGTTTAGGAGGAAGGTTGCAGAGATCAAGCGTATGGGAGACGCGAACGCTTACAACGACGCAAAGAGCATGAGCGCGACCATGAGCGGGAGTGATGGAAAACTGATTTATGGATCCCGTATGGAGAGTGGAAGAGCAGCTCACTACATCAACAAGAGCGGAGTCCGTTCTGTATCAGATGCTCTCTCAGGTATGGTTAAGCTTGTAGGGATCACAACGGCGGAAGGCGCGCAGAGAAAAGGCGCGAATACCACTTAT